AGAAGCCCGACTTCTTGTCTCCATCGGTCTTCAGTGACTCGACCACCGTCGTCGAGGGCTTGAACGTCAGACCCGCAGCGATGCCAGAAAGGCCACCCATGCCCGCCGCCGTCCTCGGGTCGTAGCCTGCGGTGATGCCCTGCCCGAACGTGCCGAGGCCCGTCTTCAGCGCCTGCTGGAATGCGGTGTCGCCCGGCATCCCGCCCGCGAGCTGGCCCAGCGCACCGCCTGCCACGCCCTGCAAGGCCCCCTTTAGTGCGCCCTGACCCGTCGCCAGCCCAGCACCAGCGCCCAGAAGACCGCTGCCGAGGATCGACTGCCCCGTGGGGCCCAGACCAAGCCCCAGCGCATTGCTGACCGCGCCGCCAGTGATGCCGCCCAGACCGCCGCCCAGCCCGCCCATGAGAGCGCCCTGCAACACATTACCGCCCGTGAGGCCCGAGCTGACGCCGCCGATCACCGCGCTGCCCAGAGCCGCAGCCGTGGCGCCCGTAGCCCCCAGAGCCGTGCCGATCGCCGTTCCCAGCCCGGGCACGATGAAGTTGATCGCAAAAGGCAAGATCGCCTTGAAGAGCTTCTTGAGGAAGAACTCGGGCATGCCGGTGATCGGGTTGATCGTCCCAGCCCCGCCTCGAGCGCGCAGCATCTCGGCCTCGCGCGGCGTGATGTGCGCCAGCATCGTGTCGCCATAGCGCCCCTGCGCCGCCAGCTGCGCCAGACCACCGCGCGCCATCATCATCTGCGGAGGCGCACCCATCCCCATCGCAGGAGCCATGCCCATCTCTGGAGGCATGCCCGGGGCCATCCCCATCTGGGGAGGCATGCCCATCTCGGGGCGAGATCCGCCGTCGCGCAGGCCGTATAGAACAACCAGAACCGCCGAAATCAGCTCGGCATTGAAGTCGGGCGGCAGGTCTTCCTCGTCGACCATGTCGTCGGCAATCGCCGCCGCACGCACCTCGGCATAGGCCTGCGGGTTCTGGAGCGCGAACTCCAGCATCTCGATCAGCTCATTGAGCTGCGCCGGATCGACATCGGAGAACTCGGCGCGCGCCGTCTCGATCGCCTGCTGAAAGCGGGGATCCTGACTTGCCGCCTGCACTGCCTGTGTGATGTCCATCTCGGCGCTCCTTATGACAGCGTCTGAACGAAGCGTTCAGCCCACTCCCGCCAGTCTGTGAAGTCGTACGGGCTGGGGAAATTGCGCCCCAGCGACGTGTTGTTGAGGAACTGCATCGCCCAGTTTTGCCAGTTGTTCGGATCGTCGAGCCTTCCGAACGCACCAAAACTGTCCAGATCAAGCGCCACCTGATTGGCCCAGTCTACCAGACCCATGTACGTTGGCAAAGTGACATGAGGAAGGCTCATCCCAGCACCGTCCCGTCTCCGGTCGAGACATGCGCGATGATCTGGCCCATCTGGTAGTCGCCGTAGACCGCATTGCTCTCGAAGCGCACGCGCAGCTCGCGCCGCTGCTCCTTCAGCATCACGATCTGCTCCTGCGGGGTCGAGGGGTTCTCGGGGAAGGTGAAGATGCTGCTGACGACCTCGGGCGCGCGCGCGTTGGCCCGGCCCGTCACTTGCACCGTCATCGGGCCCGACTGCACGAAGTCAGGCTCGATCCGGGTGATCCGCATCGCCTTGTTCTGCCCCTGCACGATCGCCGACAGATCAGCCGTCTCGAAGTAGCTGATGATGGGGTTGAGGTCGCTGCCGTCGATCTCGTCGACGCCCTGCTCCTGCACCCAGACCCGGTAATCGCTGCCAGAGCCCACGGCGCCCGTCAGCATCGGCGCGCGGAAGCTGTTGCTGTACTGGCCTGCCGAGCGCCCGTTGAGCGGCAGCTCGGTGTCGTACCATGTGTTCTCGCGGACGTTGAAGATCACGGCATGGGTGCATTCAGTGGCATCGCCCCTCGGGTAGCACCACCAGATCTCGCCATATCGCGGCACCTTGAAGGCGAAGACCTTGTTCGCCTGCGCCCGGTTCAGCCCGTCGAAGAAGTAGTTGAGGTTCATGTTGTTCGGCACCTCGCGCACGACGCCGTTGAACATCATAAACCGATCGACGCCGCACCAGAAGAAGACGCCGTCGTAGTCGATCACGCTGTTGGGCGAGATGATCGAGGTCTCGGTCGCGATCACGTCGAACTGGAAGACCTGCGTCGAGCCGACGAAAGTCGCGCGGATCACCGCGTCGAAGGCCCAGAAGATGCCCGCAGGCGCCGAGCCAGAGCCCGCACGCAGCGGCATGCCCTTGATGATCTTCTGCCCCCACACCCGAGCCAGCCCCGCGCCGCTGCCGGTGTCGAGGAAGTCGGTGGGCTCGCCCGGGACCGACCAGCCGATGATGCCGTCGGTGCCGTAGAAGAGCAGGTAGGGATGCAGCGAGACAATGCCGCCCGTGGCATTCGCATCCGGCGGCAGGTTGATGCTGATCAGCGGCGCCGTGCCCAAGACGTCGCCGTAGAATATCTGGCCGCCCGTCGCATTGCAGATGCAGTCGAGGTTAGGCGCGACATGGGCGAGGATGTAGTTCTGGTTGCCGCTGCTCTCGTACTGGTAGTCGAACATCCACATGTTGTCCGACGATGCCGTGAGGGCAAACGAGCCGCCGGCCATGTCCGTGTTCGTCGTCGTGATCGTCGTCGTCGTGACAACCACCGCGAACCCGTTCGGTTCCGAGCCCTCGCTCACGTTGGCCTCGATCGTGATCACCGGCCCCACCGCCGCCGCCGTGTAGCCGTGCGAGCCGGTGCCGGTGTTGATGTCCGAGACCACGTCACCCGCCGTCGTGTCGAGGTCGGTGTTGAACGCGACGGGTCCAGAGAGGATCGACACCCCGTCGATGGTGATGTCGTCGACCGATCCAGAGGCGCCGCCCGTCAGCGTCACCGTGCAGCTCGACTCGACCGCCACGGGCGTGCGATCCGAGATGATCGACGCATTCAGCGAGCCGTCCATCGTGAACCGCTCGAGCGTCGTCGCACCGCCAGAGTGGCAGTAGACGAAGCTCTGCTGGGTGAAGTTCGTGAAGCCCCGGCTGATCTCGGTGAGGTATTTCTGGGTCGCCTTGTAGCCGCCGATCTTGCGCGGCAGGCCACGCTGCCAGCGCACCCATTGGCCGTCGACGTAGAAGTCGCCCTCGAACTTGGTCCCGTCCCGCTTGATGCCGGGGTTGGACTTGAGGACGATCGTGGTCTCGGGCATCAGAAGCTGCCCCCGTCAACGACACCGGCAGGAGCAACGCCGAGCGCAGCCCACGCCGCAGCCTGATCGACCGCCGTGAACAGAGCAATGCCGGTCGTCGTGCCCCCGAGGTTGATGCGCGCGCCGCTCGCCGTCGTCGCCCCTGTGCCGCCTTGGTTCACCGCAACGGGGATCGAGATGTTCGAGGTGTCGGCATCCAGCATGTCGGTGCCGTCGGAGTAGAGGATTGCACGCACGCCAGCCGCGACCGTCACGCCGGCGCCGCCCGTCACCTTCACCGTGAGCGTGAACGAGCCCGTCGTCTGGTTGTCGACCCAGTACTGTTGCACCGTGGCCGGGCAGACGATGTTCCTGTTGCCCGTCAGCGTGCCGGTGAAGCGGTAGGCCACCCGGTTCAGCTCGGTGCCCGTCAGCGTGTAGTCGCCCGTGCCCGAGACGTCGATGACCGTGTAGTCGAAGGCGAAGGTCGCCGACTGGCCGAAGCCGATCGTGTAGAAGTCCGTCCCGTCGCTCGCGATGATCGCCGACTCGCCCGGCTGAAACGCCAAAAACGAGTTGCCGTCGATCTCGGACGTGCCCGGGGCGTCTGCGGTGATCGCGCCGCTGCCCGAGTTGCGCAGGTAGATGAACCAGTTGTTCCCGACCACAACCGGATCAGGCAGCGTCAGCGTGCCCGCGCCGCCCGTCCAGTTGTACATCTCGGCCCGATCAGAGGGGCCGGCCGTGTAGTTCGAGTTGAAGGTGACGATCGGGACCGACTGGCTGAGAAGCGTGCCAACCGCCACGATGCCCGTGCCGGCCAGAGCCGACGCATTCGCCGTCGACGTCGCGGCGCCGTATTGCAGCGCGCGCCATGTGCCCGCAGCCGTCGTGTTCGAGGCGACGTAGACCTGCCACAGCGTGCCAGCAGCGATCGTGACGACCTGCGTGCCGACCGCGTTCTTCACCGTGAAGGTGCTGCCGCCACGGTTGTTGAAGAGGATCGTGTTGCCCGTGCCCGTCTTGTCGGCCGCAGGCAGGATGATGCTGAAGCCGCTGCCCGAGGGCGTGACGTCGATGATCCGAGTGGCGAGGTTCGTGTTGGTCGAGGTCTCTTCGGGCCAGCTCAGGGTGACGTCGGCGCTGAGAGCGATCGCGCTGTAGCTGATCTCGCTCGGGTAGATGTTCGCGCCGCCAAAGACATCCGTGTAGATGGGCATCACGCTTCACTCCTATTGGCAGACCGATCGAGGATCCGCTTCAGGTCTTCCCCATTCAGAGCCTGCGCAGCTCGGTCGTACATCGCCTGCCACGTCGCGATGCGCTCGTCGTTCTTCAGGAAGGGTGTCGCCTCGAGCAGCGTGGCATAGGTCAGCAAATCGGGCGCGTACTCGGTCAGCCAGTTCACTTGCAGGTCGTCACCCAGCAGCGCCGGCTGCTCGTAATAGAGGATCTCGAGCGTGTCGGTCGCCGATGGCGTCGGCGTGATCAGCCAGTGCTGGTAGTCGTAGTCGGCATAGAACTGGGGCGAGCCCGTCTGCGCCTCGTCGGGCCAGTACTTGCGGCAGTACTCGTACGAGCGCGCGAAGATCGGCGAGCCGTTCACCGTCATGCTGATCGTGTCGCGCCACCGATCCGGCTTGAGGTAGACCGCCACGCCCACCTGCAAGGGCGTCTGCACGGCGCGGATGAAGCCCGAGATCTTCAGCTCGCGGGCGATCCGGCGCTCGCCAAGAGTGATCAGACGAGGCAGCTGCTCATAGACGATCTCGTCGCTCTCGGCGGTGAAACCCCGCTCGAGGTAGCGACGGACGTCCGTCAGCAGGCTGTCGTATGTCATGCTGTATGCCATAACCCCTCCGAGAGAGTGTCAGCAGCTGATACAGCATGCGCCTTGGGCCGCATTATGGCCCGCAAACGGCAAGAAAACAAGTCGCCTATTCAGCGCAGAGCCGCTCGCGGGTCTCGTTGTGCACCACAATCGACACCAGAAGGTCGCGGTCATTCCTCAGAAGCCACGAGATCGTCTCCTCGCCGCCGAACTGGTGAACCTCGGCAACGTCGCAATAGGTGTCGGCGAACTCAATCCTTGCGCAGCCACTTAGAAGCGCGAGCGGCAAGGCCAACATCGTCGAGCGTTTCCACATCTGCCTTCACCTTCTGGGCGTCCATGATCGCGTTGAGGCGGTGGGTTTCCTGCTCCTGACGCGCCTTCTCGAGCGCCTGCTCGACGGCGGCAGACCGCCACCGCAGGAGGCCAAGCACGAAGGCAGCGGCCACCACAGCCGCCACCTTGACGCGCCACGGGATCAGCGCCAGCCAGCCGCCCACGCCCTGATCCTCTCACGCATGATGAAGGCCCCGGCCAGAATGATAATCGCCG